TTCTTATTCAGTTGTCGTCGGTGGCTCAAAGCCACCCTGTCCATCAGGGACAAGATTGATGAAGACATCATCGCTCAAGTCCTCATCAGGACGGATCAGGTTAATAGTATTGCATCTTCGGCACTTTATTTCCACAAGACTGTTGGCACTCAAGCGGGTCTTCGCTAAAAGCATGTGACAGTTTTTGCTCTGACATCGTGACTCTTGTAGTCCTACAATCGGCGCATCTGACATCGCTTTGCTGTCGACCACGTTTTTCCATCTTCAATGAATCGCACTTCATAAGTACCACTTGAATGAATCACACGATCCGTCTGCTCGATAGATTGGTCATACGCTATTGTCAGCATCGCGTCAGCTTGCAAGTCTTGGCGACCAGCGTCGATAGACTCTGATCCGCCACTTGGAGTGATACGCGCCGCGACGTTCTGATAGGCATTAGACCAATTCGTCGTAAAGCCTCCTTGCCCGTCTGCGACTCGCGACTGCCTTTGGATGTTGACTGTGTCAGGCATCGTTTTTATGACTTCGTCCCTTAAATATGACAAGTCATTATTTTGCAATAATCGATTAACCATCAGAGTACCGACCAAACATGCCAGTTCCTGAGTCGAGGATATTCAGTCCCGTCACTTCATCGCTGTCGGTGTATACGCTGTATCCATCAACGCGACGAGGCATCACGACAGTCGTTGCATCGGCACGTCGACGAAGTCGCTTTGCTTGTGCCATGTACATCTGTGTCACTGAGCCTTTTTGAAACGACGAACCGTCAGCGGAGAAGGTGTAGTCGCGAGCGAACTTTACCGCTAACGTCTCACATGCTCGCGCTGACGCTCCGTAGATGCTGTTGCCTTCTTGACTGAGAAAATCATCAAGCTCCGCATCTTGAAACAAAGCACGATCCGAATCAGTGTCCCCGATTTCTAATCGCACTCGATCCCGATCCGCGGAACTTCCTGCTGTATAAGTGAACGCCATCAGACCCTCACAAATATCGTCATAACTAATGCGTCCGTAAGCGCATCACAGCCCGCCAATTCAGTAAGAAGATTCCCATGAATGACAGCGGGTATATATGCACCTGTTATCGCTGATCCTGAACTGTCGTCCAGTTGATGCGTCGGATAGTACCAAGCATCAGTCGCTGAGTTCGTTATCGTCAGCAACGTCAAAGCAACTGGCCCGCCTGGAGATGACAGCGTCGTGTCAGTCGATGCAGGCGCAGAAGCATGGAAGTCCATATGCACGGCTAGCAGTTCACAGTAAGGCAAAGCCGTCACCAAAGAGCCAGTCGCCGAAGCGTCTGACCCTGTGGTGCTGACTTTGACTGTGTGCTTCTCGATAGCCATTAAGAACCCGCGTAGTAGACGACAACGACTTCAGCAGTGTCGGGGTTATTAGCCCCGGCAATCGTCACCTTGATGTTGTCAGCGATGCAGACTTTGTCATGCACCGAGTAGCCATCGGCGTATTCGATGTCCGCACCCGTGTTGCTGTCTACGACGTGACGGGGATGAAACCAACCGTTCGTATTAGCGTTGGTCAGTGTCAGGATCGTCAGAGCAGGCCCGTTGTTGCCCGCTGTCGCAATCGTCACGTCAGTTGTCCCAGGAGGGCTGTCGCCGTAAGTCACGCCGATAGAACATATCTGTCCTGTGACGACGTGAGTCGACGTATTGTTGGCGGTGGCGGAGCCATTCGACCCCGCCGCTTCGCCAGAATTGATTGTGACTGAAGAATAACCGTACATCTAACCCTCCTAAGAATCGATGGCGGGTAGAACGTATCCAGAGGCAGTGTTGGTCGCTGTTCCAAGATTGTCGAACTGACGAACGCCGTCAGCGTCAATCAAAACCTCTGATCCAGTGTCAGCATGACCGATGCGATTGTGGGCAATGACCCCGCTATTCGCAGTTGTGTCGCTGTCAATCAATAGGTCGCCTGCGGTGTTCAGACGATAGATATGGTTGTAAGCAATCTCGCAATTGGTCACGTCTTTACCTGTCGCCACAGAGATGATGGCCTCTGAATCTTGAACACCCATGCTGATGTAGTTGTTGTTGAACACAAGCGCATCGATGTCTCCACCGATGTCGATAACCCCGTTGTTGCCCGTGTCAGGACTGAGAACCACGTTGTTGGTGAACTCAAGACGGTCACATTGATTGTTCGTCGTTGTCCCTTTAATCAGGTCGACAAAGTTCATATTGGTCGCGGTATCAACGAAGCGGCATTTGTTCAACACGAAGCCTGCCGCGCTGAGGTCAAAGACCTCGACGATGTCGGCATAGTTCATGGAGAAAATCATGTTGTGAATCTGAACATCATCAGCAGTGACATCAATGTCAGTCGTTGCGGCTGTGTCCAATGTGATGGTGGGTCGGCTGTTGCCAACGCCCATCCCGATTACCGTTACGCCAGCAACGTCGAACGTGATTGCGGCGGCGGCACTGATTGTCTCTGCGTGACCGGGGTGGACAAGAATGACATCACCATTGCTGGCTGTCGTCTTGTTGATTGCCCCGTCAAGAGTTGCAAGAGGTTGCTTCGGGTTCGTCCCTGCGTTGTCATCATCGGCAGTATCTGCGCCGCTGTCGACGTGATAGATGTTGCCCATTGTGAGCAAAGGACTCCCGATCCCGCCAAAGCCCTCAACGGGAACACCTCTGCTTTGAACGCCAGATGGAAAGTTTGTAGGCATTACCAGTTCCTCCTTAAATTAAGGAACCAGCGACGGAGCCGTTGCGTTTACATACATGGGACATCCGCCGCCAGTTCTGCCTAACCGGGATCAGAACTTTCTGATTCCGAATTAGCTAGGGTTGTGACCGTAAATCCACTTCCAGTCAGTCCAGCCGATACCATAGCGCATATAGCCACGATATTTAGCAGTCAGACCATCGAAGTCGTCAGCCTGTGCGAACTCTGGGCGAATACGCCACTGCCAGATGAGGTGTTGCTTCATCAACGTCGAGTCAATGAGGAACCACGCATTGCTGTCAGTAAGACGATCCCAGACCACAGGACGGAAACGACCCGAGAAGATATTCAGGTCATATTGTGCTGATCCCGGTTCGTAGACGGCGCGCTCGCTGACCAACTGCGTTGCAGTTCGTTCAAGTTCTGGTGGAACAAGAAGCATGTCAGGATTTACGCCAAGCATTAAACCAGAATCATCAACGAAAGACCGCATCGCTTGACGGGTCGTATCGAGGTTGTCCAGAGTCAGAGCCAGCGTCCCTTCATTCGCTTGGGTGTTGCCCGTATTTGCGGGGCTGTATGGGTGAGCCGCGCTAAGAAGTGCGACGCCATCTGCTCCGTTAGTCGAAGCTCCCATGCGGTTAGTTCCGCTGTCGGTGAAGCCGTTGATGAAGACGTTTGCGGCGTCTGTTTCGACGGTGACATTGAAACTGTCAGCCATGTTGGAAGCACGACGTGAAATCTGGTTATATTGGTCGTCGTCAACGAGTCGACGTTCGACCTGAGTCCCCATTGCGAACTCATAATTTCGGATGTCAGTCCGATAACCAGCATCGAAGTCGTGGTAGGGAACAGTGCCGTCAAAAGGCGGTACCAGACCCTGTGCGCCCATACCCTGATATTGTTCCTCAAAACGTGTCGAAGACTCAACGCCGAAAAGCATCTCCATGATAGGCCGCGGACGGCTCATCGCTATATCGAAGGTGCGCTTCAGGCCAGGCTTCAACAAGTCTGCAAAATTGCCACTTGTTAAAGGCATTACTTAGCTCCTATTGAACCTTAGAAAGATAATGAGTCGGAGCAGTGAATTGGACGCGTGTCTCGTCAGACGATTGACGCTTCCGCTCTACCACCACGAACTCGTTGTTGGACGCAGAGGCAAGGGTCTGCGCGCCTGTTGCTCCCGATACATCGAGAAGCGCGCCAGCCAGCCTTGCGCTTGTGTCATTCGGATCAGCATAAACAGCATCAGGGTTGACGATTGCTTTCACAATAGTCGTCGAGTCAGTACCACTGACTGTACCTGGCTTGCCGTCAACTGCATCATTTGGATTCTCAGGCCCAACGAAGATGCCCACTCCGCCTGTGTCGCCAGTAGCGAGCAAGTCGACCTCACCAGATTCCAAATTGAGCATGTCGCCACGGGTCAGCGTCTCTGTGTCTTTCATCAAGAAAGTCAGGATCAGAGGTCGTCCACCCGAGATGTTGTATCGCCATTCAAAACCATTTGCCGCCATGATTATCTCCTACGGGTTCTATCCCCGATTAAAAGATTAGATTCCTTGTGCACATTCTTCGTCAGTCAGTCCCATCAAACGAGCGGCTTCCCGCTGATCCGCTGTTAGGCGTGTTGGCGGTGTCGCTTGTCCCGTCTCAGGATTTAGATTCGGGGTGCGACCTCCTGACCTCAAGTACGGCTTGTCCTCTAGAAGTTGGGTAAGGGCATCGTCGACTCCCGCAACTCCGTCTGTTGCGCTATATGTGACATTCTTCTTGTCTAGCAATAAGAACGCCGCTTCGGGATCGACAACTCCCATCTGGGTAGCTCGCACTTTAACCTCGGAGGCAATCATCGCTTGAGACACTTGTTGTTGTGCATCGCTTGCCTGTTTCTCTGCATCTGCGACACGGGCTTCCAAGCGTTGCGCCTCTGTCAGTTGTGCTTGCTCCATCTCGCCTAGTTTTTCGGATCGTGCTTTTAACTCGTTGTAGTCTGAGAACTGACCACGAGCATCGCGTCGCGCTTGCCCCATCATGCGATTGACTTCTTCTTGCGAGAAAGTCTTCTCAGCAGTTGCCTCGGCAGGCGTTTCAACGACTTCAGCTTGTTGTGTTTGCGCCCCTTCTTCTACTGGTTCCGTATTGTCCGTTGTCATGTTTCCTCCCCCTATTTATACCCGCTGGGTAGCGGTGAATTTTCTTGTACCAAAAAATAAGGTAACGCGCTAGGCGGATCGTGACGACTTGTTCGCGCGTCCACCATTGCCGCGTAAGCGACGATCCCTTGGCGGGCCTGACTTCACTCGACCCTTCGGCTTGTAGCCGACTTTGCCTCCTTTGCCTTTAGGCATGCTCCCTCCTGGGTGCTGAATTTGCCGCATCTTTAGGCAACAGTGCTTCGTCGTGACCGCAGTGATTTTGCTCCAGTCCGCAGTTCATACATTGACGCATGACGATTCCCGCGTTGGCATAGTTGCTACGCTCTGCGGGCCATAATGACGCAAGCGGCAAATCCTCTGATCCGCATCTGAAGCACTGCATCTATTCTTCGACTTCTTCCTGATCCGGGGTTACGACGGTTTCTTCACGGGGTGGTCGACCACGACGACGTGGCGCAACATCTCCCACAACCTCTATCGCTTCATCAGAGAATTTTCCATTGCATCCGTCGCACCATTGTTCACCGCCTACGTCTTGCCGACTGCGGTCACAGAAAGGACACCACATGACGCCTCTCCTGTGTCTTGTCACTGCCCGAATCTCTCCATCGAGTTCTGCTTGCATGTCTCTCCTCCGTTTTAGATTCCGAGTTCTCTTATGGGTCTTACCACAGCGGCATCACCCCACACGCGATTTCCTCGGACAGTTGCTAAATCTTCTAGGTCAATCTGCCCTGATTGGATCGCGTCAAAACGTCGCGAACCTAGCATACCGCGTTGCACTGATTCGGGTTGACTTCGTAGCCAGTCCCGCGCTGTTTCTGGTTGTGGGGTCGGCGGTAAATCAAGTCCCAAATCTTCGTAATCAAGAACGTCAGGAACAAGTGCGCATCGACCATTTGGATGTTCGTTCAACGGCTCGTCAAGTGCGTATAGCTCGCCGTCCAATGCTATACATGCTAGGCAAGTATTTTCGCTTTTATCTGCATGTCTTCGATAACCTTTAACCACTTGCGAATTGTTTGCATATTGCAGGCGTGTCGCTTCTCGATATGCTCGATTCGTTTCAGTGCGAGTGATTCGCAGAGCGCGAGATAAAGGCATCCCCGCGGCGACTCTGACAAGTTGTGCGGTTGGACGCGGGCCTTTGCCCAGAGCGATACCTTCTCCGATAGCGGCACGAACTTGCGGCGCGGCGTCTGATCCTAACTCTGCAAGCAATCGACCTAAGGGCTGTCCGTCGCCTGAGATTCCGATAAAGTTCGCAAAAGCATCAGCGGGTAAACGATTCCATCCTAAACCGAGTCGAGCTAAGTTGTCCATCGATATGCCTCGCGGCAATGCCGAACTGACTGTTTGCTCTGTCGCTTCCCGTGCTATTCCTACGGCAACTCTCTGTGACGCTGTAACGCGTTCTGCGGCTTGTTCTGCGAATTGATTAGCACTGCTCAAGAACTGACGCTCTAAGTCTCTATATCGTTTCAGACGCATCACCTGCCAGGGCTTCAATCCCTCTGTCTGCGCAAGTCGAACAAGTGCAATCGTGTCCTGTTGTAGCCGTCGATAAACTGGTGCATATGCACGAATTATCTGGGCTGATGCCGCTCTGTCTTGCGCCGCTAATAAGCGGGAGAAATTCTCCACTGCTTGTTGCGCTTCAGGCGGTGGCATTAAATCTCACCAGCGTTAAAGTTGCGCAGTATCTCTGCCCCGATGTTCGTCTCGTTCGCTCGTTCTTGTGCGCCGTCTGCGTCCATCTGTTCAATCTGTTCTTGGTCGTAGCCTAGTTCCCGCCATATCTGATGCTTTGAAACGCCTAGCTCTGCTTTCGACTTCAGTGCTTCCATGTGTGATTGTTCGTTGCGAGTTTCAGAGTCGTCCCACGTCGCCTCAACCTCTAATTCTTCGGGCTTTACCGCAAGCCCAGAAACTGCTGATCCGTATGCTGTCTGAATCTTCAAAGCTAGTGTCATGCAGTCTTCCCAGGCGTTGCCGAAGTTCACCATGCGTTGCTTCGCTTTGTTGACTAGCCCAGACTCGGCTGTCTTCAGTGCTTCGCCGCTTGGCGCGCCTCCCATTATCTGGAACAAGTGTTGCGGGGTACGAGTCGTCCCTGCGATATGCTGAACGAGCGATTCTAACGCCCGTAGCGGCCCGTCAACGCTCGCCGCTCCCCACTGACCCACTTGTCCCCCGTCGTACTCGCTATGGAACTCAGCGACGCTTCCAGGCATGATGTCTAATCGGCTCGCACCATGATTCACGTTTAGCGTGTAGCGTTGCGGGAAAGCTAAGGTATCAAGAATCATCGTCAAGTCGATTAGCGTCTTGTTCAATAAGTCTTGCATCGGGATCACGTTGAGAATCTCCGACTGCCCAAAGTCTTCTCCCATTGGGCGATTGCGGAAATGCACGAAAGGGATACCCAAGGGTTGCCCGCTACGATCCAGCCACGGTACGGGCCATTCTTCGTCCATCTCGTCTTGATGTCGCGCCCAGACGCCGCCTTTAGCGATGTACTTCTCCACCCGATCCGGGTGGTAGATGTTCAATCGAGTTTCAGGATCGTTGCCTACCATCGAGTGTTGCATCCACTTCTTCGATAGCCAGTCAATCTCTCGCGTCGTCTCGCTGTAATGAGGCAGTATCATCTCGGGCATCTGATGTGTGAATCGGGGTCGCTCATTCTCTGCATCCCAATCGCATAGGACATACGAATCACCCAGCATCACTGTCTCTGTGTGAATCACGACTTGCACATAGTCCATGCGGTTCTTCTGCCATAAGTTCCATACCCACTCAGCAAAGACTTCACTATCTGAATCAAAGCCGATGATTGTCAATCGCTCTGCAAGCGAATCCACCACGACGTTCATGAAGTTATCCCGAAACATCAAGCGCGGAGGCAAGAACTTCTTCAGACGATCCGTCAATGCGGTGTCGTGTTCGCCGTGATAGTAGCGACGGGCGATGTCATAGTCATCACGCCTGTTGTCTGCTTGTTGCTGAATCCACTGCATCATGGACTCTGTTACGGGGTCGATGCCACTGGCACGAAGAACCATTTCGTCGCCTCCTAAAAAAGTTCTGATCCGGGATCAGCTTATTGTGTGTCCCAGTAAATCGGGTTGTCTGGGTCAAGTCCTATCGGGTTGTCTTGCGGGCTGATTCGTCGCGCCCCTACTAGATGATGTACCTGGGGTTCAACGTGTTGCCCACTACGCAGGCGCATCATCGAGCCTGACAGGGCATCGACTTGGTCGTCGTGACCCCCGTAGGGAAACGCTTCAAGCTCGTCGAGAAACTCTCCTATCCACGGGCCGCGAAGCAGGCGGAT